ACGCAGCAGTATGAGGGCCCCACAATACCCAGCGGCCACCCCAGAAGCAGGCTGTTGTGATTCCTTTTTCGTTGAGCTTGTTCGCGGTTTCCTGATCGAAGCCGCGGTTCTTGGAGTCCTCACCGAAATACTGGCTCGTGGCCATGATTTCCTTGTTGGACGGAGATTCAAACGGAACGCCGTCGTGGCTCAGGTCTACGCGCTGCATAGTGGCGGCGCCTACTGTGGACAGCCAGAAGATCCGGCCGTTGCCGTCCTTAATCTTCGGCCAGTATACCTTCGAGAACTCGCTGGTGTAGCCGTTGTCACTGGCCCATTTCTGAGCCTTTGCGAGCGTGTCGATCTTGGTTCCTTTGTCCTCCAGAGGAACGTCGGCGTGAACGAAGCCGTCCCAGTGGCCGTTGAGTTTCTGGATAGTGCTCACCATGGCCTTGTATACGGCCGGGATATGACTCCAGCCCGGAGCTGCCAGAATATTGAGCACGGCGTTGTGGTACTGATAGAGTAGAGCCATGGAAGCCAATCCGGTATATTCTCCGGTTTCGGTTTTCTCACCGATAATGTCGGCCGCCTGCACCTTGGAAGTATCCACGGTGTCGAAGGTTGCGGAGAGTTCGGCCCCGTCAGTCTCTTTGAGCAGTGTCACGGTTACTGTGTGCTTTGCCATGCTATAAGAGAGAGCATAGTCCACGCCCTCGGCCTTGTCAGCGATCGCGAAGGTGTCGAGAATGATCTTGTCACTCTCAAACTCTGCCTTGCCGTCTGTGAAGGTCAGGGCCTTTGTGGTTTTCTGTGCGGATTTATGCACCGCAGGATCGAGCACGTTCACGATATAGATCGGGCCCACATTTCCGACGGTGTTGTCGAAGTGCTCAGCGAACGCAGAACCGAGGGTGAATGTTTCCCAGTCGTCGGAGTAGCCGACGAGGCTCTGGACTTCGCTCATATTGGTTACTTTTACCGGCATATTAACGAGATCTTTGTCAGCGTAACCCCTGATCAGGTTCACCGGTGCGGTGCCGATATACGCGGCCACCACGTCGGCCTGAGTGACGGAAGCCACTTTGCTTTCGCCGATTTCGCCATATGCGCCATGCAAATATGCCATGTTTTAGTCCTCCTTATAAAAATTCTTCGTATTCTTTCGGGATCGCCGGAGTCGTTCCGATTTCCAGCGCGAAGCTGATCCAGCTATGCCAGTACGGGTAGTAGTCCCAGACATTGCCGTCCTCTGTGAACGGGCCGAACTTGATCCCTTGCTCTTTTACGAGCCTATGGCCTGCGATATATTCCGCAGTTTCGATCTCGCGGAGTACGAGGTCGGCCAGATTGTAGCAATCGCGCCAGCCGTCCATGTTTCGCGAGTATGTTTTGGCAGCTTCTCCGGTATTGACGTAGTAGGAGTAGCCGCCGGTTGCCTTCGCGTTTTCGCGAGGGTTGAAAATCTCCCCGCCGTGTTGGCCGGGATTCCAGCAGGCGAGGCAGAGCCGGATCTGGAGCTGCCTCTTTTTCTGAATAAGCTCGTCGCTTCCTTCCATGAGCTGCACGCAGACGGAAGGGATCGGAGCGGCCACGTTTGGCGGCAGCCGATCCTTTCCCGGAACGTATAAAGGGAACGCCGCGGGGTTTACCATAACAACGTCGTAGCCGGTGTCGTTCCGGTAGTCGTCCGGCAGTTTGAGGGTGATCTTGCTGCATACATTTTCAGTGAGCCAGTTCACTATTTTGTCGATACTGTTTACCAGTGTCATGCTGCCGTCACCTCCTTAGCTCATGCGATTCTGGCGAACCGCGATCTGTACGAGTCCCATTTCCGACGTGGTAGTGACAACGATCACCTCGCGGCCGTCCAGATTGAGAAGGCGGCCGGGATCCAGATTTTCTGGAAGGTCGGAGGCTTTTCCCATGATTACCATGTCGGCCTCGTCCATTCCATGAATACGGTTGTCGCCGATTTTACTCAGCTTGGCCATTATGTCGCTGTCAATTACCACCGGGACTTCCTTCCCTTCGATTCGGTGAAGGTCTGCGAACTCGTCCAGATTCAGGAAAATGTCCGAGAGATCCTGCTTTATTTGGTCTTTGAAGCTCACGAGCTTACGCCTCGGAAGGTTCCGCCTCGATTTTTGCGGAGCTGTCGGCTTTGGCCTTGGCTGCCTCGATCAGGGCGATCACTTCCTTTTTGCTGCGGACTGCGCTCGCGTCTACGCCATACGCTGCTGCAGCTTCTCTGAGCTCTGTCATGTTCATGCCGTTGTATTCTGAGAAAGTGCTTTCCGGCTCCGCCTCATACACGGCCACGCCAGCCTCCACCAGCTCAGCCTCGCGGGCTGCGTTGATAGAGAAGGCAGGAGAGTGTTTCGTCATAGGTTCCACGGTTCCGTTTTTAACGAGCCCGTAGGTGCCTTTGATCATTCGGATCATGTGCTCACCTCCATTATTCCGGATCTGCTGCGTTCAGATCCGGGAGATCGTCGCCGTCTGTGTCCTCGTCATCAACCATGCCGCCAGCGTTTACTTCTGCGGCTGCGATCGCGTCCACATAATCGGCTTTCTTTTTGCAGCCGGTAACGTCAACGCCGAGATCCCCGGCGAGGTTCTGGAGCTGCTGGATCGTCATTTCTTCGAGCTGGCTCTTTGCAAGGTGGCCGGTCACTTCCTGCTCGTCCGCCTCGTCTACTTCGATTGCGCCGCCGACGTATTCAGCGACACCAGCAGAGACGAAGTGTTCCGCCTGAGTGTCCTCGCACTCAAACGGGCCATCCGCTGCTGTCATTCTCTTGTGGGCGTGCTTGGCGTCATAATAGCCGACGGTTCCCACTGTTACCCTGATTTTTCTCATGGTTTTGCTCCTTTCTACTCGGTACGCTTAGTTGATAACTTTCGCCACGCTGAACGGGCACTCGTTGTTAGGCATAGGCAGCGGCGCAGAGCTGAGAGTGAGCTCGCGGATGTTGTGAGCAGCGTCGCTGATATACTTCGGCACGTTCACGCCGGTGTAAGTATGGAACTCACCGTCGGCCTGCTCCACCTGAGTGATCGCGCCGTAAACAGTACGGCCAGCAGCCGGAGCGCCTACCGCGATCATGCCCTGCGGGATATACTGCTTTACAGTTCCGTCCAGCTCGGTGTATGTGTCCTCATAAGTGAGGAAGTCGATCATTCGGCCCTTGATATTCAGGCGGGCGATCTTGGAAGCACCGGCAGGCAGAGTCTCAGGATCTACGCCTCCGATATTGTAGTTGCGGTTGTCGAGCAGTTTCAGGATCCACGGATTGCGGAGGAAAAGATCCGCAACGTCTGGAGCCATGAGGCACTCAGTCGCAGGGAGCCCTCTTTTGCTCAACATGGAGATCATGGCGGCCACGTCGTCGATCATCTGCTTGCCGCCTGCCTCAGTGTCGGCCCAGTCTGCGGAAGGGGTATATTTTGCCGGGTTGCTGGTGCCGTCATAGTAACGGACTTCCTTTTCCTCGTAAGTGCCGAGGTCGTTCGTGTACTCGTGCATAATGCAGCCGTTGGTGAAGATTACCTCGGCAGCCATGGCCTCTTTTCTGCGGGTGTTCATGTCGCGGAGTTCGTCGAGATCTCCGAGCATGATCACGCCCTGTCTCTGGGCCGGAGTCAGGTTAGTATAAAGAGCCTCCCCGAAGCCTCTCTTTTTCAGGTCGTCAATGGAGAGTGGGCGCTTCGGTGCAATATACGCCGGAGTGAAGCGCTTCATGGTGTAGCCTTCGCGCAGGATCGTGATTCCGCCCTTGCGAGGTGCTACAAAAGGTGCTGCTTTCTTGGATCCCTTGCGGTATTCCACCAGCACGTCGTCAGTGGCGAACACGTCAGAGGCGGCGTTAGTAGGGAAATAGCGATCCAAAAGGAAAGAGTGAAGCGGCGGGAGCTGCTGCACGGAGGCGAGCAGTGTGTGGGTATCATAAAAATTAAAAGCCATTTGTCTGTCCTCCTTGTTTTTTAGTATGCTACGGCGTCAGAGAGCAGGATTCCGGCAGAGCGGAGCGCTTCCTTGTCCGTTTCGCTGATCGCATGGCTGTTGTCAGTGATGAAGCAGCGGACAAGGGTAAATTCTAGGAAATTCAGTATTTACGCGGATATGCGGAAGTATGGAAACCTACGGAAAAGTACGGGTAACTTACAAGTAACTAGCACGTAACTTACACACGTAACTTGCAAAATATAAGAGGGCAGCAGGCGTATAAAAACACCTGTAGCCCTCTTTTTAATTGCTGCATATTTGCGGTAATTTAGTACACTATTTTTTCTATCTCGTCGGCGAGCTCTTGCATACTTCTATGTGTGTATACCTTTTCTGTAATGTCTAATATCTCGTGCCCTACAATCAGCTTAAGTATATACTCATTCATATTTGCAGACTTGGCAGCGCTTATAAAAGTATGGCGCGTGTCGTGCGGCTTGTGCGACATATTAAAGCGTTTGTTTATTTTCTTGAAGCGCCCGCGGTATTTATCGTATGTTAGGTGTGTGCCCTGCTGCCCGTTCTCATCATTAAACAGATAATCGCTACCCATAGCGACAGCTTTATTATAATTGGCTACGACCAGCTCATATATAGCGGAGTGTATCGGCACAACTCTATTACGCCCTGCGTCAGTCTTAAGACCGCCAAACATAGTACGAGCCTCTAAGTCTATGTCGGCAATCTTTAATATTGCCAGCTCTTGCGGACGCCAGCCGCTATAAATTCCTATAAGCACCATATCGACAAAAGGAAAGCTCACATTTTCCCAGAGCGTTTGTATTTCCTCGTGACTAAACGGAACACGTACAATTTTAGGCTTGCCACGCTTTACGCTCTCACATAATGCCGCGTAGTCCTTTTCTACAATGTCGTATTTAAGGCAGTACTTATACATTAAGTTATACATACTTTTCATACGCTGCTTAGTACTATCGCCTACCTTGGCGTCGTGTATGGCGCCCTCTAAGTGGTTCGGGCGTATGTCACGCATACGCATATTGTGTAGTGGTTTAGAGTGATTAAAGGCAGCAACCCAAGAACGGCAAGAGCTGGGCGTAACCTTTAAAAAGTGCTCTTTACTCCAACGCTCGTACACCTCGGCAAAGGTTATAGTATTCGTTTCTATGTCGTACGGGTTTTGGTTGTAATTCATAAGAGCAGTTAAAGCCTCTTGCCTCGTCGGATAATATCCGATAGTTAAATATCGCTGCTTAGTCCTGCCTGTTTTCTCGTCAATTTCCCAGCCTTTAGTTTTTCGTGCTATCCAAGGGTTACGGCGCTTGCCGCCTTGCTTATATACGCTACCCATTCCATTAGCAAGTTTCATATAGCATAACCTCACTTTCTTATATGGCGGCTTATTTTCTAAAAAAGGGTATAAAAAATAAGCCTATCGGAAACTCTAGGCTTATGCTATAATAGTACTTGCGGGGTACATAACAAGCGAGCCGTTAAGTTTCGTTAGTTGTGTGTCTATGTAGCCGTTCCTGTTGGCGCAGGGACGGCTATTTTTGCGTATTGAATTTTACAGATATTACCATAAGACATATGCACAGCCGTCCAGTATAATAGATACTAAAAGAGAGGCTTACATAATGACATACAACTTATGGCAGATACGAACAGCCAAGGGCTACAGCCTACGGGAACTGGAAGAGTTAAGCGGGGTAAGCAAGACCACAATAAACAATATTGAGAACGGAAAAGCAAACCCGACTATAGAAACCCTGCGCTTACTTGCAGCAGCCCTAGAAGTAGAGCTATTCGATTTACTAGAATTATAATATTGCAAGTTACCGCTGCCAAGAGCTACGGGGCATACGTCCGACATAATGGACAAAACAGCCAAAAGCCTTACATATCTTACCGACTAGCGTTATAATTGCCACATCACAAAGGAAAGAGGGCGAGCTAGTGGATAAGCTACGGCGGCAGATACGCGAACTACTCGACAGCATAAGCGACGAGCACGTACTTAGAATAATATTACAATTCATACGAGGAATTAAAGGCAGCTAGGCGACTAGCTGCTTTTTTCGTCGTCGCCTTTTATCTTATCAACAAATTTTTTAATAAGTTCCCACTCGGCGGGGGATAACTGCCCCAAAGCAATAAACGTATTAAGTATAAACTCGTCGCCGCTGCCAAGAGCTGCCCCGACTATCTGCGCCGCCTTTTCTGCACGGCTCATTTCCTCGAACATATCGCCAGAGCCAGTACGTAGCCATTCCTCATTAACTCCGAACTCACGGCAGATAGCAGTAACATTTTGATTAGTTACATTTACTACGCCGCTCTCTATACGGCTAATGGCAGAACGGGTAACGCCGATACGCCCGCCGAAAGTTTCCATACTTAAACCTAGCGCTTTACGTATCTCTTTAACTCTTTCGTTCATATATTTTTTACTCCTTTCCTAGATTTTCAACATCATCATAACACTATAACGTAACATAAGCAACAAATTTTTATAAAAACTGTTGACAAACGTAACCTACGCAACTATAATACGTAATGTAAGCAACATTACAACATCAAAATAGTACAAGCGGGGTACACGAAAGCGAGGCGAACAATGGCAAGCGTAAGAGACGCAGAGGAAACACTTAACCTACTAAAAGATTTTAGTGACGAGATACTCACAGAGGCAGAAAAAAAGGGGCTTACTCGTTACGAAGTATGGAAACTACCCAAAGTATTAGAGAATACAATAAGGCGTGAAAATTTCCAGAACGAAAAACCATATAAAAGAAACCCGCAGCCGTAAAGCTGCGGATAAAGAATTGCTTTATTGCTTATTTGTTAGAAAGTCGGATTATTTCATTTTCAAGTAAGCGTAAAGTCTTAAAAGTTTCTTTTTTAAGTTTTTCGACGGCAGCAGCAAGCTCTGCGTCCTCTATATCAGAGGTTATAGAGCTTGTGCTTAAGCTAAAGGCTGCGGCGTAATTGCCTAGCTTTAACTCTTTATCACTATCACACATTTTTAACACCACCTTTCTAAAGCAATTATAGCATAGAGAGGCACAGCGACGAAAGAGAGGAAAATAAGGACATAAGAAAGAGAGGCTAACAATGGCGAGTGAAGAAAGGAGAACGAAAAGCACAGAGGAACTTGTAAAAGAAATTAAAAGCGGAGTATGGGGCTACGGCGCAGAGCGACGCGACAACATTACAAAGCAGTACGGCGCGGCAGCATACAAAGCAGCGCAGACTATCGTAAACGAGCACATAATAAAAGAAGAGCATAAACGCCGCAACTGGTTTAAATGTAAACTTTGGCAGCTTATTAAGAAAGCAAGGCGATAATATGGCGTACATAAAAAGGACAACCAGAACAGGCGAGACAATAGAGGTAGAGTATTTTTATACAGCAGGCAAACATAATAGCGCCGTCACAAGAGCGAGACGGCGCAAGGCGCGGCAGTCTCTTAGGACTTGTGAGCGCAAGGCTCATAAGTAGAATTAGGTAAGCCCGCGTCGATTTTATCAATCACGGAGTTACAAAGCTCTACAGATTTACGAGCGTCGCTTATTTCAGACTTGGGAACCTTGTTATTTTCTAAGTCGTCCTGTAAACAAGCGAGCTCATTACTAACAGCAGTACGAATTGCGGCAAGCTCGGAAGAGCTAAAAGTAATTGTAATATCTTGCATTTAATTAACACCACCTTTCATATGGATTATACCATAGAGAGGTACAACAACGAAAGAGAGGTAACCATATGGAAATTACAATAGTAATACACAAGCCATACGGAGTAATAACAAGAATAGCACACAGCGCAGCAGATATAAACAACAAGGTTTATGAGACATTAACAAAATACGGGATAGACGAAATAAAGGCTATAGATTGCGCTAGCTGGTGCGAGCTGGCGAGCTATGGCGAAAGCTACAACGAAGATAACTTTAGTGTATATATCGAAGAGGAATAAAACAACCAAAGAGAGGTAACGAAAGAATGACAGAACAAAAATATTATGACGCCTTAACACAGCAGGAAGTAACAGAGGACTTTATAAAAGCCCAGTACGAGGAATTAACCAGCAAGGGCGATTATTTCCACGACACATACGAGAATTTTAAGAATAACAATTTTAAAAAGATAGATACAGAGGCTATAAGCTGGGAGCAGCAGCCGAAAACAGTAACACTTACTAACGAGCTATGCAACACGCTACAGTGCTATATCTTAATGACAACGAAACACAGAGAGGACGAGCTTAAGGCGTGGGAAGAGCTGGCACAGGAAACGGACGAGAACGGCGCGCCTAAGTTTAAGAACGCAGCCAGCAACGCCAAATTCTGGCGAGATATGGAGCCACAGCTACAGCAGATATTAGAGGCACTAAACTAACGAAAGAGAGGTACAGTATGGACGAAAAGACGCAGGCAAGAATTAAGAAATTACAGGCGTTAGCAGAGAGAGGCGTAGGCGGCGAAAAAGAAACAGCCGCCCGCAAATTACAGGAGCTGTTAAAAAAGAATGGAATAAGCAGCGTAGAAGAGCTGGCGCAGGACGAGTACATATTTACCCTGTTTAGTTACAATGGAGTGCTAGGCAGAAAGCTATTAAGCCAATGTATATATAAAGTAATGGGCTACGATAGCGACAGGACGCAGTACAAGCCGCCACATACAAGGCAGAAAATAGGCGTTTACTGCACAAAGGCGCAAAAGCTAGAAATAGAACTAGAATATGAATTTTACGAAAGACTATTCGAGGAGCAGCAAGAGTTATTTTTAAGCGCATTTATACAGAAACAGCGTATTTTCCCGCCAGACGCACCAGTAAACGACGCAGACCCAACGGAGCGAGATATAAAAGTAGCATTTATGGCAGAGGCAATAGAGAGAAAAACAAGGGTAGCTATGATAGAGAGTAGCGCGGGCTAATATATGGCGAGTATGGTAAAAGATAAAGACGGCGTAGTTAAATACTGGGTACGCGCTCACGAGGTTACTTGCAACTATACAGAATACGAGCACGACGTAGAGTACGACAGATACTACAGGCTTAGGGAAAGCAGAGAGTACAAGAAACACGGCAGAGCAGTACGCGAGCGGATTACTAAAAAAGAGTACTTAGCGATAAAGAAGATAACGCAGGAATATATAGCGCACTGCAATAAAAGCAGCGCAGGAGAATAGCGGCATATGTATATGACACAAAGCGAGATAATAGACAGATACGTAAGACGCGGCACAAGCATTACTATACTGGCAGAACTAAACGCCGTAAGAGCAGACCAGATTAGAGAAATACTTACAGACGCAGGCGTAGAGCTGCCAGAAGTAAAGAAAGCAAAACAGCAGCGTATAGAGTACTGCTACGACGCGCTGGACGATATAGAGCAGCGCATAAAAGAACACGTACAGGAACACAAGGCAAAAGACCATAAGCAGGAAGTATTAGAGCTGGAATATACAGCAGTAGTAGAGCTTATGTGGCAGTTATCGGACGAAAGAAAGGCAGGCGGCAGAAAATGAACAAAATGCATACAATACAGGACGTTAAGCGGCGCATACACGAGCTTATACAGAAAGAAATAGCAAAGTGCAACAAAGAAATAGAAGAGTTTGAGCACAAAATAAGAGACAACGCAATAGTATACGGCGGGGGCGGCTGGTGCACACAGTTTGAGAAAGCAAAGAAACGCCGAGAGGACTTTATAGAAGAGCTGCAAGGCTTAGAACGCGCACAGGGTACAGCGGTAATACTCGACGAAATAAGCATATACTCGTATTCCTGCCCGACCTGCCAAATTAAAGTAATGCTTAATGGCGGCTACGGCGAGACTGTAACGTGTCCAGTATGCGAGAGAAGAATATACAGAGCGAACGACGGCGAAGTAATGAAAGTAGCGCGCGACAGCAGACAGGCTAAAGTAAATAACCACTATATACAGCTTGACAGCTACGGACGTTTTAAGGACTAAGAAGAAAGAGAGGTAAAACAGTATGCAGCAGACATTAGAGAGAACGAAAGAGCAGCAGAGCTTAAAAGATTTCAGCGAGCTTATGCAGGAAGTAGCAAAGCTGCCAGAGGATAAGCGTAACATAGTTGCGGTTTATTCGCAGGGCGTACTTGCTATGGCACAGGCGCAGCAGAATACAGCGAGGTAACAAGATATGCAGGCAGTAAAGATTAAACCAGCAGAGGCAGCCGCTATTATGGGCTGTAGTCCGCAGTTTGTCCGCATAGGGCTACAGCAGGGTAAACTAGACATAGGCGACGCTATTAAAATGTCGTCAATATGGACATACAACATAAGCGCGGCTGCGCTTGCTAGACGACAGGGCGTAACAGTAGAAGAGTTAGAGAAAAAAATAAGGGAGCTGCGGAAATGAACAGGCGACAAAGAAAGAAGAAAGACGCAAAAGGCTTAATACTTATATTTAGCTGCGAAATGGTATGTAAACAAGAAACATACGCGAATTTAGAGCAAACGATACAGGCACAGCTAAATAAGGGCAACGTAATAGTATTGCCGCCGTATCTGCGATTAGAGGGAATAGCAGGCGGCAGCAGGGTTAAAAGAATAAAAATAATGAAAGAGAGACAAGCAAAATGCAGCAAGTAACACTAAGCGCACTTGCAGCGCTTATAAGCTCGTCGGAACGCGCAAGGGTAATAAAAAACGGCGCCGTAGTGTTTGCAGACTGGGGCTATTACTTAAAAGAGCACTACCAAGAAAAAGGATTTACAGGCGACGAGATAGTAACAGACTTTAGGGCGCACTTGGACGTAGCGCATAAAGACTGGCACAAGCTGGGACTTATGCCACCGCTCGACCAAGAGAGCACGCCGCAGTACATAGCGGGCGATATGCGTATAGATATGTATTACGACATTTACATATAAACGCCTCTAGCTTAAAGGTAAAGCAGCAGCCGCAAGGCAGTATATGCAACTTTCGAGGGTTGCGGGGCGTATCTGTCCAATAAAACGGACATAAAAACGGAAGAAAGGAGAGCGGAAACGTGGAGACAGACAACGCAGTAGCACTACAGGGCATATTAAAGGAGCTGCGCAAGGTAGACAACATTAACACGCTGCCATTTAACGGCTACGAGCTTACAGTTATTACCGAGCGACGCAGCGGAGCGCTTGACGAGGCTATAGTATATGTGCAGGGCGATAATGTAGACAGTATCGGAGTAAATGCGCCAGTTATGATACTTGGCAGCTTACAGGCTTATAAGAATTTTATAACAGGCAAGGTACTTGTATACGTGCTAGCAGAGACAGCGCAGCAGATTACGGGCGAGCACTGGGACTACGAAAACGAGGTACAGTTAAGCGGAGCACTCGGCAGCGGCATTACATACCGCGAGACGCCACTAGGCAAACGCATAAGCGATATAAGCGTACTGGTAGAGAACAGACTAAAAGACCTACACGGCTGCTATATACCCTGTATCGCTTGGAACGATACAGCAGCTATGGTTAAAGAATGGCACGAGGGCGAGCACGTAACCTTAAAAGGCAAGCTACAGAGCAGAGCTTACACTAAACGCGTAGGCGAGCAGCAGGAAGAGCAAAGAACAGCGTACGAGGTATCTATATACGCGATAGGAAAAGAGTAAAAGAAAGGAAAGCGGAAAAATGCAGATAAAAAAGACAATATTAACAGAGAGTGTTACGCTCGAAGAGCTTAGAAAGATTATAAGAGAGGGACGAGCTGCGGAAGTACTGGCAGTAGGCGACCAGATTTATATTGATTTTGACGGCGCAGCAGTACCATACGACGTAATAGGTATAGACGTAGACACACCAGCAGCCGAAGAGCTTAAGCATACAGTTACTATACAGGCACACGAGCTCATAGAAGAACGCCCATTTGATACAAAGGGACGTTACGGCTCTAACGACTGGGAAACAAGCGAGCTTAGAAAGTATCTTAACAGCGGGACATACGCGGCACGCTGCGCAGAGCTGGCTAAGTATGTAATACCAGTTACCAAAATGAACACAAACGGCAGAAAGACAGCAGATACGTTTTTCTTGTTATCTGTAGGCGAGTACGACGCCAAAAGAACACCATACGAGTACTACAAAGACAAGCCATACAGAGCAGCCAAGCACGCAAAGGACGACTTTAACGACTGGCATAGAACGCGTAGCGCTTATCGTGGCTACTCGTACATTGCGTGGTGCGTGTACTCGAGCGGCTACGTCGACGGCAACTACGCGTACTACTCTGTGCGCTGCGCACCCGCTTGTGCAATCGGATAAATATAAATAATACGCCCTGTACGCTTACAGGGCGTTATATAAAAAGACATAAGAAAAGCGCCTACGATACTGCAATATCATAGGCGCTAAGCTATAGCCGAAGCGTATAGCATTACCACATTTATATTATACGCTGCATACGGCAAAAAGGCAAGGAAAAACAACGGGGCTACGTCCCGTAAAAACACTTGATAAAAGTATTAGCTTACCGACAGAGATACACAAAAATATATATACGTGAGGTAAAGATATATGTCGTATGTTAAGAGGACTACCAGGGCAGGCAAGACAATAGAGGTAGAATATTTCTATACGTCCAGACTGAACAAAAAGGGAGCAAAGAGAAGAGACAAAGTAAAGCCTACACCAGAGGCACAGAAAAAAGTAAACACTAAACAGGCAGAGAGAAAGTTAAGGCTCTTAATGAACGCTAACTTTGCTTATGGAGATTACCACTTAGTACTAGACTACATAAGGCATAAGGGAGAGCCAGACAGAACACGCGAGGAAATGAAAAAAGATATACAAGTATTTTTACGTGAGTGTAGAAAGCTGTATAAAAAAGCTGGGTTAGAGTTTAAATACATACACGTTATGGAGATAGGCAAGAAAGGCGCAAGACACCACCACCTAGTAGTAAATCGCATAGATACAAACTTGTTGCAGCAGGCTTGGTACAAAGCGTACGAGGGACACAACCGCGTCAAAGTATTCCCGCTGGACGATAGCGGGCAATATGGAGACTTAGCAGCGTATTTTATTAAATATACAGATAGACACATACAGGACGCACCAGAGCAGAGGCTACAAGGCAAGCGCTGGGCTGCAAGTAAAAACTTAGTACACCCAGAGCCAGAGTATGAGTATGTAACTGCCCGTTCGTGGTATCGCTGCGAGGCAAAAGCGCCAGCAGGCTACTACGTGGAAAAAGGCAGCGAAGAAAAGGGCATAGTAAGCCCAGAATATTACGGCTACGGCTATTACCGCTATAGGCTGGTGCAGCTAGAGTAAAGCAAGCAAGAAAGGCGAATATATGCGAAATGTGAGAATTGACAACGAGGCAGGAGCGCAAGAAACACTATTTAACTGGGCGCAGTACCAGTATGCGAGATACCCAGAGTTAGAGCTGCTATACCACATACCGAACGGCGGCAAGAGAGACACACGTACAGCAGCCAACCTAAAGAGGCAGGGCGTAAAGGCAGGCGTACCAGATTTACACTTGCCAGTAGCGCGCGGCGGCTACAATGGGCTATACATAGAGCTTAAAGTAGGCAGCAATAAACCGACGCAGCTACAAAAGAAATGGCTAAGCAGCTTAAACAAGCAGGGCTATTTAGCGGTAGTGTGTTACGGCTGGCAAGAGGCAGCGGAGCAGTTAATAAACTACTTAGAGCTGGAAACGGCAGCAGGCGGCTTAAAGAGCGCAGACAATGGGGCAGCGCAGAGCGGGCTAATGCCTGCGACATAAGAGAGGCGGCACGTATGACAGAGATAGAGGCGCTACAAGTACTTACAGGAACACGAGACGACTATAACGACTACGCAAGAGCTTTAAATATCGCAATACGGGTATTAAGAGAGCACGTAGCCGAGATAGATAAAAAGAGCCAGAACCAACGGAGAGAAAGAGAGGCAGACTATGAAAGTAATAAGCATTATTAACCTTAAGGGCGGCGTAGGGAAAACGTACACAGCGTATAACATAGCCTACGAGCTGCAAAAGAGAGGCAAGACAGTATTACTACTGGACAACGACAAGCAGGGCAATTTAAGCAAGGCAGCAGGGGCATACAAGGCAGCGGGAGAGTGCGCAGCGGCTAAAGCATTGTTAGGCGAATACAAGAACCCGTTAAGAGAGTTAATAACAGAGCACCCGCAGCACAACAACGTAGACATAATAACGGCTAATATGTCGCTTATGTCGGCAGTATGGACAATGGCAGGCAGCAGCGGCAGCCAGATAGACGCATACGACAAATTAATACATACGCCTATTACTAACTTAGAGCTGCCATTTCCAGACACTATAAGCAGCTACTACGACTATATGATTATTGACAACCCGCCAGACATAGCCTTTAACGTAATAGCAGCACTAAAGATTACAGACGAGGTTATAGTACCTGTAAAAATAGACGAGTGGGCGTTAGAGGGCTTAGACATTATAGCGGAGCAGATACAGGACGCTAAGCAGCTCAACCCAGACATAGAACTACTCGGCGCGCTCGTGACAATGTATAAAAACAACGACACGAACATAGCGGGGCTGGAATGGCTGCAACAGAAAAGCAAGGTTAAAATACTGGGGCAGATACGCTACACCGACAAGGCAGCAGAGAGCACGTTTTTTAATAAAGCGGCATACGAGTATAGCCCACGCTGCGGAGCTGCGCAGGACTACAAAAAACTGATAACAAAGTATCTGGAAGAAAGCGAGGCGTAAAACTATGGCAGCAGCAAACAAGTTTAGCTTTATGGATATACTAAACGCACAAAGTAAAGCAGACGCAAAGACGGCAGCAGTAACAGAGTATACAGAGATATACTTAAACCCGTACGACGTAGAGGAAACAGAAAGCAACTTTTACAGTCAAGAGAGCATAGAAGAGCTGGCAGACGCTATACTTGCTGTAGGACAGCAGCAGCCGACAGTATTAGGCAGGATAGACGGCAAATATAAAATTATAAGCGGGCACAGGCGCAACAAGGCTAACAGGCTGCTTATAGACAAAGGCTACGAGCAGTATAAAAGCGTGCGTTATCTCTACAAAGACATAACACCCGCAGGGCTAGAGCTTAGCTTGTTAGTCGGCAACGCATTTAACCGAGAGCTTACGCCGTACGAAAAGACAGAGCAGGCGGCAAGGTTAAAAAAAGCACTTATAAGAGCCAGAGACGAGGACGGCTTAGAGATACAAGGACGCCTGCGCAACTTAATAGCCGACGTACTGGGCGAGAGTGCAACAAACGTAGGGCGTATGGAGCAGATTAACAACAATCTTACGCCAGAGGCTAAAGAACAGTTCAAGGCTGGCAACTTAGGCATAACGGCAGCTTACGAGACAAGCAAGCTAGACGAGGACGAACAAAACGAGATAGCACAGCAGGCGGCAGCAGGCGAGGACATAAGAGCAAAAGAGATAGCTGCAAAGGTAGCAGAAAAGAAAGCGGGCGACGATTACAAGACACCGCACCCAGAAAGTATTACGAGCCTATGCTATAGCTGCTTAAATTACAGCACTTGCAACGTAAAAACGGGAACGTGCGAAAAGTGCGACGAATATATTAACAAGGCAGAGGCAGAAAAAACAGACGAGCAGCGCTACGACGAGCAGCAGGCGGCGATAGATAAGCAAACACAGAAAACGCTACAGGCTAGAGAACGCGAGGCGGCATTAGACAGAGCACTACAGCCAAAAGAGCAGAAAGTACACGAGCTTAAGTTAGCTGCTATGTATTTTAAGGACGTGGCAACAGGAAAAAAGTGCTTTGAACTGCGCAAGAACGACAGAGGCTTTAAGACTGGCGACGCGCTACGCCTTAACGAGTACGCCGACGGCAAAGAGACAGGCAGGCACATAGAGGCAGATATAGTATATATGCTGGAAGATTACAACGGCTTACAAGAGGGTTATTGTATACTCGGCATAAAGGTTACTAAGGTGCCCGAAACGGACACACAAATAGACGGACGGACAGATATAAAAGACTTCTTAAGCGAAAGCGAGGCGTAATATGAATTACAGACAATGGAAAAAGAACTATAAAAAGCGGCACGGGCATAACCCGCCGCTTGAGGCTGATAAGCGGCGGCAGGCAAAGGCACTTAAAAAGGCTATGAGAAATACAAGCGCAACTATAAACGACATAACGGCAGCGGTACAAAATATAGGCGACGCAATGACAAGGGCTATTGCAGGAATATACAGAGGCTTAAGTAACGGGTTTAGAGTGGCAGCAGACGCAGCACAAAGCGTAGCGGAACGAATAGAAAGGGGCAGCGAATGACAGCAATAGAGACATTTAAAACAATAGCACTTGTAGCAGGCATATTAATAGCACCGTTTATAATTGCAGCGCTGGTATGTGTATTAGTGGTTGTACTGGGGCTTATTATAAGCCTGCTGCGTTTCCTGTTTACTATCGAGGTAGACGACGATGGCAGTATACGCGAGTGTATCGGCTGCCATTCTTACGACAACATACCACTAGCGCTACGGGGCGGGCTAACGCAAGCGGAGTACTGCGAAAATTGCAAGATTTACAAGAAAGCACAAAAGATTATAGCAAAGCGGCAACGGCGAGGAGAAAAGGAACTAGCAGTCAGACGAAAGAGATAGGCAGAGGACGAGGAACAAATAAAATACCTACAGGAATACAACAGGAAGAAAAGAGAGGGTAAAAAGTGAATAACGTAACATTAAGCGGAAGATTGACAAAAGAGCCAGACGTACGCTACGGCGGCGAAAATAACAGCGTAGCAATAGCACGCTTTACGTTGGCGGTAGACGATTACAAAAGCACAGATTTTATTAATATACGCGCACTTGGCAAAACGGCAGAATGGGTAGAGAAATGGCTACAGAAAGGCAACAAGGTAGAACTTGTCGGAAAGATTAAAACGGGGCACTATACAGGCAGGGACGGCAAAGAGATTTACTACACCGAAGTACTGGCAAGTAGTGTAAGTTTTGGAGAGACAAAAGCAGAGGCACAGCAGAGGCAGCAGGCAGTAGGCGACAGACCACAGCCAACACCCAGCGGCGACGGCTTTATGGACATACCAGACGGCTACGACGACGGGCTACCATTCGACTAAAAAGCAGCGCGGCAGCAGAAAGCGAGGAATAATTAAGAGTGAGCGAAATAAGGCTAAACGAGGACGAACTAGAGCAGATAATAACAACAGCCGCAAAAAAAGGCGTAGAGATTTACAAGCGAGAGGAACAGAAGAAACATAAAGCGGATAAATACCACGACACATTTAGCCTTATGAAGTGCTACAGAGACGCAGTTTTTCATAGAGACAACGCAGTAAGCGAAGCTGCGCAGCTACAGCAGCAGGGAGAATTAACAGAAGAGCAGCAGACTACATACTTGCGTAGCATACGACGCACGCGCTTTAAAACCATACTAATGCTAGACCACATAGACAAGGCAGTAGAAGAGATAGAGAGGCGCAGGCAGCAGCAGGGGCGCGAGGTAGAATATAAAGCATTTGAGCTATACTTTATGCAAGGCTTAGACTATGTGGACATAGCCGAAGAATTGAACACGGGCAAGAACACACCGCGCCGCTGGATAAGCGGAATAATAAACGAGCTAAGCGTATTACTCTGGGGGATAGATGAGGACGCTATAACGCAGAGGTAAAAGCGTGGTAAAAAGCTGGGGTTTACGTGGGGTATTGCCTGCGGTAAAATGATAGCGTGAGAAAGAGCGGAAAGCTAAGCTACTTAAGCAGCATTAGTTAGCCGCTCTTTTTTATTGCATTTTTCTAGCCTCCTAGCCTAGCGTATGAAATCTAGGACGCTAGGCAAATAAAGAGAGGCAGGCTATGAAAGAATGGGCTAAAGAGTTCTACCACAGCAAGGACTGGATAGACACACGGCGGGCTTATCTCATATCGCAGCATTACTTATGTGAGCGCTGCGGCGAGCCTGCAAAGGTAGTACATCATAAGCGCTACTTAACCAAGCAGAATATAAACAACGCAGACATAGCGCTTAACTGGGACAACCTCGAAGCGTTATGTCAAGACTGCCACAACAAGGAACACCACGCGGCAGCAGACACACGCCGCTACAAATTCGACGCAGACGGCAACGTAATACCAACGCAGCCGTGAGCATATCCCCCCCCTATTCAAAAATCTTGAATAGCCCAGCGGAGACCGAGGGGTGGAGCCTAAAAAAACTCTACAGGGGCGCGCGTACGTGGTGTAGGGGGTGTGGTGTGCGAGAAGTGAGGCGAAGATATGGCAGGAAAGAAAGAGTACACGAAAGAAGAGAAAATTAAGAAAGAAAAAACCAGACTTAAAGGCATTTTTAAGAACCTCGACGAAAACAAAAAGAAACTTGTTACGCCGCTTATCGAAAAGGCTGCTTTTATGTCTGTCGAGCTCGATATATTGCAGGATAGCATACAAAAAAACGGCTGGACGTCGGAGTACCAGAACGGCGCGAACCAGTGGGGCGAAAAGCGCAGCGCAGAGGCAGACACCTATATAGCGCTAAGCAAGAACTATACGGCAGTTATAAAGCAATTAACCGAGCTTGTACCAGCAGCAGAACGCAAGAAAAGCAAGTTAGCCCTGCTGCGCGAGGAATAGCCCCAGAGTGCCGTATAAAAATTATATTTACGAGTATTACGCAAAGATTACAAGCGGCGAAATTGTAGCGGGTAAATGGATATTAGCAATTTACAAAATACTTGTAGACGGACTGGAAAAACAAGAGTTTTTTTACAATGCAAAAAAGGCAAATAAGGCAATAAAGTTTATCGAAAATTTTTGCCACCACAGCAAAGGCAGGAGCGATTTATTAAAGCTGGAATTATGGCAAAAAGCCATAGTATGCGCTATGTTTGGCATTGTAGACGACCAAAATATAAGAATTTTTCGAGAAATTTTTATAGTTATTGGACGAAAAAACGGCAAAAGTTTATTTGCAAGCGCCATTATTGCATATATGGCGTATCTCGAGCCAGAGTACGGGCAAGAGATTTATTGTTTAGCACCAAAGTTAGACCAAGCGGCGCTCGTTTACGACGCTTTTTACAAAATGGTAGAGGCAGAGGAAGAGTTAAAAGAGCTTGCTAAAAAGAGGCGCAGCGATATTTACCTAGAAGAGACGAACACGACTATTAAGCCTATTGCATTTAACGCAAAGAAAAGCGACGGCTTCAACCCACAGCTAGTTATATGTGATGAAATGGCAGCGTGGAGCGGCGACGGCGGCTTAAAACAATATGAGGTTATGAAGTCGGCGCTAGGTGCAAGACGGCAGCCTATGATACTTAGCATATCTACAGCAGGCTATATTAACGACAGTATCTACGACGAATTAATGAAACGTGCCACCAGCTTTTTAAAAGGCAACAGTAAAGAGCGCAGGCTATTGCCATTCTTATACATCATAGACGACGTAGAGAAATGGAACGATATAACAGAACTAAAGAAAGCCAACCCGAATATGGGCGTAAGCGTACAAGAGGGCTTTTTTAAAGACGAGATAGCAGTAGCAGAGGGCAGCTTAAGTAAAAAAGCAGAGTTTCTTACGAAATACTGCAATATTAAGCAAAACAGTAGCGTAGCGTGGTTAGAATACACGCTTGTAGACAAGGCAAGCGAAGAAAGCACGCTAGAGGACTTTAGAGACTGCTACGCCGTGGGCGGTATCGACTTAAGCCAAACAACAGACTTAACAGCCGCAAGTATCGTAGTCGAAAAAGACGGAATACTACACGCGTTTACACAGTTCTTTATGCCGCGTAACAGGCTGGAAAGCCTGCAAGCAACCGACGGCGTACCATATGACGTATTTGTAAAAAAAGGCGTACTTACGCTATCTGGCGACAACTACGTAGACTACAAAGATGTATTTAACTGGTATGTAGAGCTGCTTAACACATACGGCATACGAGTATTACAGATAGGCTACGACAGATACAGCGCCCAGTACTTAATAGACGACCTCAAGGCGTACGGGTTCCATACCGACGACGTATACCAGGGCGAGAACTTAACGCCAGTTATACGAGAATTTGAGGGAATTATTAAAGACGGCAACTTTAAAATTGCAAGCAACAACTTGCTTAAGTCACATTTTTTAAACGTAGCGCTTAAGCAGAATTTAGAAACAAGAAAATTTAGACCTATAAAGATAGAACAGCGCGCACATATAGACGGCTTTGTAAGCGTAATAGACGCTATGACAGTACGCCAGAAGTACAACGCGGAGCTGGGCGAGCTGCTTAAAAACGCAGCATAGAAAGGAGTGAGAAAAACGGGGCTTTTTGATTACCTTTTCAAAGGACGAAAAAACAAAGAAATAATAGGCGAATACTTTAAGCTGCTTAACGGCTATAGTCCTGTATTCTCTACCTACGACGGCGGCGTTTATGAAATGGATTTAACCCGCACGGCTATTAATAGCTTTGCTACTCATTGCAGCAAGTTAAAGCCAGAGGTAGAGGGCAGCGCGTTAAAGAACTTAGAGCGCACGCTACAGTTTAAGCCTAACGCGTTTATGGACACAACAAAGTTTATAGCGCGAGTGGCGACAATACTAGAGTGTGAGCATACAGCTTTTATTATACCAATAGAGGACGCATACGGACAGCTTGCGGGCTGGTATCCTTTGCTGCCTCAAAACTGCGAAATTATAGAACACCAAGACCAAGTATATTTACGCTATACATTTGGGAATGGAGAGCGCGCAGCGATTGAATTTGAACGCGTCGGAATACTAACGACGCACCAATATAGAGACGACATTTTCGGCGAGGATAACAAGACAATGCAGCCGACAATGCAGCTTATACAGACGAGTAACGAGGGAATTATTAACGCCGTGCAAAATTCGGCAAATATCCGCTTTTTAGCAAAAGTAGCAAATATGCTTAAACCAGAGGACATAAAAAAAGAGCGCGACAGATTTACGCAGGACAATTTAAGCAGCGACAACAAAAGCGGAATGATTATATACGACAATAAATTTACAGACGTAAAAACAGTAGAGAGCAGACCATACACGCCGAACGCGTTACAAATGCAGCAAATACAAGAAAATGTATGTACGCACTTTAATACAAATATGGACATACTGCAAAACAAGTTTAACGAGGAAACGTGGAACGCCTACTACGAGGGGAAAATAGAGCCGTTTGCTATACAGTTATCGCTCGTAATGTCTAATATGACCTTTACGCCGCGAGAGCTTGCACGCGGCAACGCTATTACATTTAGCGCGAACAGGCTACAGTATGCGAGCAATAACACAAAGCTACAGGTAAGTACGCAGCTATTCGACAGAGGCTTACTTAATCGTAACGGGGTTATGGACATATGGAATATGGCACACGTTGAGGACGGCGACAAATACTATATACGAAAAGAGTATATAGAGGTTAGCGAGCTGGACAAGCACAACAAAGAGCCGCAGCCAGTAATTATAACGCAGCAGCCACAGCAAACAGAACCAACGGCAGGGCAAGAGCTGGAACAGGAACCACAGCAGACAAACAGCGGGCAGCAGGCGGACGAGAAAGGAGAAGAATAAACATATGCCAATAGTAAAAGAAAGAGAATACAGGAACGTAGCGGCGCCTCTATCAGTCACGGCAGCTACGAACCAATTTAACAGCGACTACTACATAGAGGGCTACGCGACTACGTTTGATACGCCGTACGTGCTCTATGAGTTTGAGGACGGCGACAAATATTACGAAAAAATAGACAGGCACGCGCTGGACGGCGCGGACTTAAGCGACGTTATTATGCAGTACGACCACAGCGGCAGGGTATACGCAAGAAATAGCAATAACACGCTTAAATTAACAGCCGACGATAAAGGGCTTCTTATTGCAGCAGACCTTAGTAAAACAGAGTTAGCAAGGGGGCTGTATGAAGATATTAACGCGGGAATGATTACTAAAATGTCGTGGGCGTTTACAGTTGCAGAGGATAGCTACGACAGGAACACGCACACCCGCACAATTTTAAAAATTAAAAAGGTGTACGACGTTAGCGCGGTAAGCATACCAGCAAACGACGACACCAGTATAGCAGCACGTAGCTACGCAAGCGGGAGACGTGAAGCAGAGCAGCGGGAGACGTTAGAAAAGCGCGCGGCTATGTTAAGAATTTTAACAACAATTTAAGGCAAAGAAAGGAACAGAAACAATGAGATTAAAAGAGATTGAATTAAGACTTGCGGCTATTAAGAAAGACGTAGAGGAAAGAGGCACACAGCTTACAGCCGAAGAACTGGCAAAGTACGAGAAAGAAGTAAAAGACTTACAGGAAGAGAGAGCGGCAATTATCCAGCAGCAGGAGCAGCGCACAAACTTACTTGCAGCTATCGCAGCGGGAGAAGTACCAGACGGAAACGGAAACGTAACAGTACCTACAGTAATTAGAAGTATCGCGCCAGCAGACGGCAGCGGAACGCAGCAGCGCACAGCGGCAGTAGATAAGTACGACACATTGGAGTATCGTAAAGCATTTATGAATTATGTGTGTAGAGGCGTAGCAATTCCAACAGAGTACAGAGCAGCCAGCACAACTACAACAGCAGAAAGCGGCGCGGTAATTCCAACTACAATTATGAATGAAATTATTACAAAGCTGGAAAGTTACGGCAGCATTTACGCAAAGGTGCGCAAGATTAACGTACAGGGCGGCGTATCAATTCCAATCGCAGACTTAAAGCCTACTGCGCACTGGATTACAGAGGGAAAGAGCAGCGACGACCAGAACGCAAGCGCTAAAAATTCGGTGACATTTAATTATTACGGCTTAGAGTGCAAAATTTCACAGAGCATTTTAGCAAACGTAGTAACACTTAAAATGTTTACAGATTTATTTGTGCCTATGGCGACCGAGGCTATGGTTAAAGCTATCGAGATTTCTATTTTTAACGGAACAGGCGAGGGGCAGCCATTAGGAGTATTAAAAGACAACCGAGTAACAACCGTTGTTACACTGACACAAGAAGAGTACGCAAGTTGGAGCGGCTGGCATAAAGTAAAAGCAAAAATGAAAAAGGCGTACAGAAACGGCAGCTTTATAATGAACCAGTCAACTTTTGACGTTGGCATTGACGGAATGGAAGATAAAAACGGGCAGCCTATCGGGCGTACAAATTATGGCGTAAACGGCGAAGAGACATACCGCTTTATGGGTAAGAACGTAGAGACTGTAGAGGACGATATTTTACCAAGCTGGGACGACGCAAACGAGGGCGACGTAATCGCGGTATTTATGAACTTTTCGGACTACGTTATTAATACAAATATGGAAATGCAGGTAGTAAAGTGGACAGACCACGACAATAACAAGATTAAGAATAAATGCTTAATGGTAGCTGACGGAAAGGTAGCCGACGCTGCGGGCATTATCTTAGTAAAAAAAGGCGTAAAGGCAGTTTAATAACAATAACGCAGGCGGCGTAAAGCTGCCTGCTAAAGAAAGGCGAAATAATGAAAGGGCATTTAGATAAAAAGCAGCTCGAGGACGAGTACAAGGTAGACGAGCTTAGAGAGCTTGCTAAAAGTCTGGGATTAAGCCCAGACGGGAAAAAGGCAGAGCTTGTAGAACGTATCGCGGCAGCAGAGGTAGACGTAACGGACGAGGACGACAAGCAGCAGGCAGCGACGAACACACCGACAGCAAACGACCAGCAGGCAGCAGCCGCTAACGTGTCCGTTTCGGACACAACAATAAAAGTTATCGTAACAGAGACTTACAAAGACTTGCAGCGCGATATTACACAGCACGCGGGCGACACGTTCGAGGTAACAAAAGAACGCGCAGCGCAGCTTATAGAGGCAGGCGTAGCAAAAGCAGCAGAGTAGGGGACGACTATGAGGACAGCACTAATAAAAGCAATTAAAGACAGTATGCGTATGTCTACCGCCTCGGCTATTATCGAGGACGATATAAGCGGCTGTATAGAGGCTTGCTTTAAAGACTTGCAGCTTGCAGGCGTGGAAAAGATAGACGACACAGACGCGCTTATTATTAGAGCTGCACAGCTCTTTACAAAAGCAGACTTTAACTATAACAACCTTGCAGACAAATACAGACAGAGCTACGACGCGCTTAAGATGTCTTTAGCACTTTCTGGAGAGTATAACACGAAAGAAAGCGAGGGCTAACAATGTATGGAGAGATAACCTTAAAGACGCAGCTAAACGCGACGGAAACAGAAAGCGTAACTATATGCTGCGAGGTAGACAGCATAACCCAGAGCGAATACGCGACAGCGGGCGTTAAAGACATTAAGCCAAGCTATAAATTTACTGTATGGGCGCACGAATATAACGACCAGACAGAGTTAGAGTACAATGGGCAGCGATTAACTATTTACAGGACTTATAAAAAGCCAAACGAGGAAAAGTTAGAGCTGTACGCGGAAAAGAGGGCGGGCAAGCGTTGAGCAACGAGAACATAAACACAGCAGGCGCAGCTATAGCCGAAGCGTTGGCAGAATATGACCAAGAAATAGCAGACGCAACAAAGCGAATAACCGACGAAGTAGCAAAAGAGGCAGTAGACGCTCTTAAGAAGAGCAGCCCAAAACTTACAGGCAGCTACCGCAAGGGCTGGCGCAAAAAAGCAGCATACACAAACAAACGAACTAAGCGAAATACTGTATACAACGAAACAGACTACCAGCTAACCCACTTACTAGAATATGGACACGCAAGCAGGAACGGCGGCAGAGTTAGAGCTATACAGCATATAGCACCTGTAGAGCAGGCGGCTATAGAGGCACTACAGGAAAGGATAGAGGCAGCAGCGAGCAAATGAGATTAGAGACAATTATAGAACGCGCCCGCACGCTGGGGCTACCTCTGGCAAAGGACGAGTTTAGAGAGACGAAAGAAACACCACTACCCGAGCTGCCATATCTGGTATACATAACGCCGCAGGACAACGTAAGCAAAAGCGACGACGGCGCAGTAGGAGTTAGGGTGATACAGGCGGCTATAGAGCTTTACACAGACAAAATAGCCGACAGCAGCTTAGAAAAAGAAATAGAGCAAAAAGTATTATACGACGTAGGCTTTAACAAATTTCAAGAGACAATACAAAGCGAGGATATGGTACAGACGGCATACGAATTTACCACATACGAAAAAATAAGAAAGAGAGGACAGTAACAATATGGATAGCGAGAGAATTACACTCGGCAGCGGTAAGCTCTACTGCGTTAAATTTACGGGAACAATCCCAGCGGACGAAACAATAGAAACAGAGGATAACCAGCTTGCGCACATCAAGGGCGGCGCGTCACTCGAGTATACAGCAGAGAGCTACACAGCCAAGGACGACTTAGGCGTAGTACAGAAAACTAAAGTAACAAAGGAAGAGGCAACACTTAAAGCGGGCTTGCTTACTTGGTGCGGAGCTACATTAGATAAATTATGTGCAACAGCAAGAGTAACAACCTCTGGCAAAAAGCGTACTGTAAAAATCGGCGGCTTAAAGAACCAGAAAAACGACAAATATTTAATTAGATTTTTGCACGAGGACGACGAGGACGGCGACATTAGAGTAACAATCGTCGGAAAGAATGAGGCAGGCTTTAGCTTTACATTCGCAACAGACGCAGAGACAACATTAGAGCCAACCTTTACAGCTTACCCAATGGACAAAGAGGGTACACTTATTATTTTTGACGAGGAAATAGTACAGAACGTATAAGAGATTAAAGCGGCTGCGCAAAAGCAGCCGCGATAGAAAAGAGGTTAGAATATGGCAAATAAAAGTTTTGATTTTGGAAAATTAAAGCGCAGCTTTTACCCTACTAAGTTAAAGGACGGCAAAACTCTTGTAGTTGAAATGCCTAAAAAGCGCACTTTTGAAAAAATGCAGATTATAAACGATATTGACACAGACGAGGCTAAGAGCGGCGAGGTATACGACGAAATGCTAGGGCTCTTGGCAGAAATCTTAAGCAATAACAGAGGCAAAGAGGTTATTACAGCGGAGTATTTAGAGCAGGAAGAGTACGACATAGAGGAAATTATAGCGTACATTAACGACTACGCAGACTTTGTAAACAGCATTAAGAATAACCCAAACTAAAGCTGCCGCACTACCCAAACGGGCAGACAGAGGCGGCAGAGTATACATACACAGCAGAAACACGAGCAGAGAAGCTAGTTATAGACTACTTAAATATAAGCATATTCGACGTGCAAGAAATGCCGATAGACCTATACTTATACTTTATGCGAGAAAGTTATATATATACGCTTAGTCAGACAGAAAAGGGCAGAAAGTATTTAGAGGACTGCTACAGAATGACGCAGACCAAGCCAGACCGCAAAAAGATACGAGAAAAGATTAAGAACCAGAAAGGAGCGTAATAAGTGGCAGGCAGTATTAAAGGTATCACAATCGAAATAGGCGGCGATACTACTAAGCTATCTAAGGCGCTCTCTGGCGTTAATAGCTCGTGCAGCTCTTTACAGAAAGAGCTACGCGAAGTAGACAAGCTGCTTAAACTCGACCCGACAAATACGGAACTATTAGCCCAGAAACAGAAAATATTAAAAGAGGCTATAGGAAGTACAAAAGAGAAGTTAGAAACCTTAAAAGAGGCAGAAAAACAGGTACAGCAGCAGTTTGAGCGTGGAGAAGCAAGCGAGGAACAATACAGAGGGTTACAAAGAGAGATTGCAAGTACAGAGCAGCGCTTAAAAGATTTAGAAGCGGCGGCGAAACAAAGTAATATATCACTCGAAAAAATAGGAGAAGTAACCGAAAAAATAGGGGAAAAAACTACAGCCGCAGGCAATAAACTTAAACCGCTTAGCGCAGCAGCGGCAGCACTTGGAGCAGCAAGCATAGCAACCGCTTCAAATTTTGAGGACGCTATGGCGAAAGTATCTACCATAGCGGACGAAAGTAAAGTACCTATAGAAGATATGAGCGCAGCTATATTAAAGCTGTCAGACGATACGGGACAGTCGGCAGCAGATATAGCAGAGTCCGTATATAATGCAATATCGGGCGGCGTAGATACAGCAGACGCGGTAGCGTTTGTAGCACAGTCAAGCAAATTGGCAAAAGCTGGTTTTACGGACACGGCAAACGCGACAGACATTTTAACAACAGCATTAAACGCATACGGCTTAGAGGCAACAGAAACAGAGCATATTAGCGATATGCTTATAACGACGCAGAACCTAGGAAAAACAACCGTAAACGAACTTGCTAGCGCTATGGGTAAAGTAATACCGACAGCGAACGCAAACAACGTACAAATGAACCAGCTTTGCGCAGCTTACGCAGATATGACCGCAAAAGGTATAGCAACAGCAGAGAGTACGACATACTTAAACTCTATGCTTAACGAACTCGGAAAAGGCGGCACGACTGTAGACGGCGTACTAAGAGAAAAAACGGGTAAATCATTCGCAGAATTAAGCGCAGATGGTAATACACTTTCTGATGTATTAGCAATATTAAAAAGTTATGCAGACGAAAATAACAAGAGCTTTAACGACCTATGGAGCAGTAGCGAAGCAGGTAAAGCGGCTATGGTGCTACTCGGAAATGGAGCAGACGAGTTTAACAATGTGCTTGAACAAATGAATGACAGCACGGGCGCAACGACAGACGCTTTTAATAAGTTGGACACAGACAGCAACAAAGCCAAAATAGCACTAAACCAGATTAAAAACGCAGTAACAGACGTAGGAACTACAGCGCTAGAAATGTTACAGCCAGCATTAACAAATATTTGCAGCAACGTAAAAGAGGCTACAGAGCGCTTTAAAAATATGGACGACAACACTAAGCAAATTATTGTTACAATAATTGCGGTAGTGGCAGCCCTAGCCCCCGCGCTGCTGATAGTAGGGAAAATATTTACGGCAATATCAACTATGATAAACGTAATTAAGACGCTACAGACTGCAATAACAGCAGTAAACGCCGTGCTTGCAGCAAACCCCATTATATTAGTTATAGCGGCGATAGCGGCGCTAATAGCGATATTTATAACGCTATATAATAAATGCGAATGGTTTAGAGACGCAGTAAACGAAATATTTGAGAATGTAAAAGAATTTATAGGCGGTGCTATCGAAGTAATAAAGGGCGTTATAGGCACTATCTGGGACAAGATACAAGAGATATGGGGCTTTATAGAGCCGTACCTACAGGCTGCCTTTGCTTTTTTGCAACAGTTAGGCGCAGACATAGCGCAGATATTTAGCGATTGCTGGGAAATTATTAAAGTAGTATGGGATTTAGTAGAGCCGTACTTTTCTATGTTATGGGAAAATATAAAAGTTATATTCTCGGTAGTTGGCGAAGTGCTGGGCGGTTTTTTCTCGGTTGCGTGGGAATACATTAAAGGCGTATGGGACGTAGCAGTACTTTACTTTACGCTTATCTGGGAAAACATAAAAGTAGTATTCTCGGCTGTAGGCGAAGTGCTGGGCTCATTCTTTCGTAATGCGTGGGAAATTATCAAAGCAGTATGGGACGTTGTAGCGGCTTACTTTGCTGCGGTATGGAACGCTATAAAAACAGTATTCAGCGTCGTAAAAGACGTGCTTACAGGAGACTTTAAAGGCGCGTGGGACGGAATAAAGAGCATATTCGAGGGTTTTGCAAACTTCTTTAGTACATTATGGGATAGCGTAAAGCGTATCTTTTCGGCTGTCGGCTCATTTTTTAGAGACACATTCGGGGCAGCTTGGGACGCGGTAAAGGGCGTATTCTCTAATTTTAGCTCTTTTTTTAGCGGCTTGTGGGACACTATAAGAAATACGTTTTCGGATTTAGGCGCAAGCATAGCAGACGCAATAGGCGGCGCGGTAAAAGCAGGAATTAACGGCGTAATAAGCATTATAGAAAACACCATAAACGGAGCTATAGGGCTTATCAACGGAGCTATTAACCTTATAAACAAAATACCAGGGGTAAGCATTGGTAAAATGAGCAATTTAAGCCTGCCAAGGCTTGCACACGGCGGTATTATAGGAAACGGCGGCGCTATGGTAGCAGAGGCGGGACCAGAGCTCGTACAAATGGTAAACGGCAAAGCTGTAGTAACGCCGCTTACGAATACGGCAAGAAACACAGCTATAGACACCGCAAAAGGCGGCAGGGCGCAGCAAATTACAAACGAGATTAACGTAAATATAGAACACTTTGAAAACAACAGAGATACAGACATAAGAGAGCTTACAGAGGAAATGTTAGAGACTGCGGAAGAAATGAAAGAGAGGGACGACAGAGTATATGCTTAGTAATTATTATAATACAGCTAATAGCTTTACATATAACGGCGTTAATTCTCTCGATATGGGGCTTTTTATTATGGAGCAGAGCGGCGCGGACAACGCCGCCGAGCCTGTAATAGAGACTATAAACGTACCAGCACGCGGCAATTTTGTAGTAGACAATCGCATAGACGAGCTGGACAACCAGCAATTTAACGATTATGTGCGTAAATACGTATGCTGCGTGGATATAGACGCCTTTAAGCTGGACTTAGAGGAACACGCCCGCAGGCTTTACGCTTGGCTCTACGGCAGCGGCATAGAGTATAAAAAACTCTATGATACTTACGACAGAGACTATTACACACTTGCATACTTAAGCAGCGGGGCGAGCGTGTCAGAGCTTGCTAAGCGCCTGCTGGGACAAATAGAGATACAGTTTACGTGCAAGGCATATAAAAGAGCACTAAAGGGAGACGAAACAATAACGATAACAAAAGCAGCCACGATTACAAACCCAGAGGGCTTTACAGCAACGCCATATATGAAGATATACGGCAGCGGTAACGTAACACTCTATATAAACAATCGCGCGCACGGCTTTAAAAATATAGATGGATATATAGAGGTAGACAGCGAAAATATGAACGCGTACAAGGGCGATACATTACAGAATAATAAAATGCTTGTGGGGGCGTTTCCTAAGCTGGCAGCAGGAGACAATAACATAAGCTGGGCGGGTAATGTAACAAAAATCGAAATAGTACCGCGCTGGTGCAAACTATGATACCAATTTTATACGCTGCCAGCGAAACAGACTTTACAACAAACGGCATAGGCTTACTTACAGACGCGGTAAGCTGCACAGTAACAGAAGAGAGAAACGGGGCATATGAGGCGACACTTATATACCCAGCAAAAGGACACTTAGCGGAATATATAGCAGAGGACGCTATCATTAAAGCAAAGGCGAACGACACGGACGAGCCGCAACTATTTAGAATATACAAAAGCGGCAAACAGATAGGCAGTAATACGACGTGGAACGCAGAGCACATAAGCTACGAGCTCACGGGCAACCCGGTAGAGCGGTTTAGCATAAGCGGAGTAAATGCAGAGCAGGCGCTTAATAGGTTGCTGGCGGCAGCAGTATTTAAACACAAATACACAGCAGCAAGCGACATTACAACAGTAAACAAAACGAGCATAGCAGACGTGGTAAGCGTGCGTAAGGCACTCGGCGGCGTAGAGGGCAGTATATTAGATACGTGGGGCGGCGAATATCATTTTAATAATTACAGAATAGAGTTATTAAAAGCGAGAGGCGCAGACAACGGCGTAACAATCGAATACGGCAAGAACCTAACCGACGCAAAGCAAGAGCGTAACATAGCAAATATAGTAACGGCTATATTCCCGTATGCAAAGTACACGCCAGAGGGCGAAGAAAGCGAGGTATACGTAAGCCTAAAAGAAAAGACACTAGTACACGCAGGCGCAGCAGATTACGCATATAAGCGCTGCGAGATAGTGGACTTTAGCAGCGAATGGGAAAGCGGCACGATTATAACCGAGGATATGTTAAGAGCGAAAGCAGAGGCATACTTAGAAAAAATAAGCACCGAGCCAGATATTAATATTACACTATCGTACGCACAGCTTAAAAAAACAAAGGATTATAAAAACATACAGGTTATGGAAAGCGTCGCGCTATGCGATACAGTAACAGTACGCATAGATAAGCTGCAAATAGAAGCTACAGCAAAAATAGTAAAAGCGAAGTATGACAGCTTAAAAGAGCGCTACGACACTATGGAAATAGGCAGCGTACGCACAAACTTAACTAAGCAGCTTACAGCGACGCAGCAGGAAGTAACAGAGAGCATAAAAAAGAACCAGACACGAGCCGAGCAGATAAAAAAGCAGATAGAGCAGACGATAGTAGACGTTACGGCAGCCATAACAGGAAACAGCG